ACGTTGCTGGAAGCGGTGCCCGTCTCAGCGGTGCAGCTCAAACGGATGTAACGCTTGAGGTCATTGCTGTTCAGGGTGATCACCTGCTTTGATGCAGCGTTGGCAATCGCGGTGAAGCTGCCGCCGGTGGCAGCGGCATAAGTCGAGTTGTCATCCGACTCTTCAATGCGGAAGGTCAGGTCAGCGCTAGCGCCAGCAGCAGTGCCGGCCAGGATGATCTGAACATCGCCTTCAAATCCTTGAAGGTCCACGCCGGTCTGGTTGCCGGTCGCGGTGATCGTGGTTGTAGCCAGAAGGGTGAAGTGCTGGAGTTTGTCCAGCGAAAGCTCATGAACAGCCATCGGTTTGACGGGGGGTTGATTTACGGGAGCGAGGCTTTGCGGCCTCTGGTGCGGTGATCACCACCGGATCAGGACCTGGCGCCTGCTCAGCCCTGCCCATGGCCAGCAGGAGCCGGGCATCTGCAGGGGTTGCCTCCACCACGTCGCCAACCCGTGCAGGCCGGCCACTGATTGAGGTTTGGCGCAAGATCCTGATCCTCATGGCCATCACAGGGTGTTGTTACCGCGGCAGAAGGCTTGGGGGTGGCGCACTGCGTAGTCGATGGCCTGATGAGCCACAACCCGAATGTTGCCCTCCTTGTCCTCTGAGTAGGGGTTCACCTGGAGATCGACGGCACCGAAGAGGCCCAGAACGAGCTGGCTCCAGACACCGAAGAACACGTCGCCAGTCTCCACCTGGTTGGAGCGGACTACGCCGTAGCTGTTCACGGTGTTGCCAGGCTCGAGAACAAACTGAGCGGTGTTGGCCGCTTTTTCGGTGGTCTTGAATCCGCCGTAGGTGGTGGCGTTGGTGACGTAACCCATGGTGCCAATGTCGGCGTCATCGGCCGCGACTTGGGTTTCCATGTCCACCAGCTCGGCATAGGTGGGCTGGTTTGCAGCGAAATCCTTGGTGTTGATCCCTGTGGTGATCTTGAGTCCTTCGGGCTGGGAAGAGGATCCCAGGCCATAAAGGGCAACCCGTGCTTGCTCCAGGGCCATCACGGTTACCAGGTCATTACGGACAAACGTCTCAACGTCGATGGAGCTTTGCAGCATCAGCGAACGGGAGAAGCGAGTCCAGGCGCTCATTTCCTTAAGCGTCATGGTGACCTGGCCCACGCTGGGCTCAGATTCGGCGGCGGCCACGCCTTCACCCTTCCAGTAGACCTGGCTGGCGCCGGTCTGCTTGGGGATACCCACGGGCCCAGTCAGGCCAGCCAGGATGGTGACACCAAGGCCGGTCAGGAAGTTGCGCTTGCGCAGCAGCTCGATGAACGATCCGGGGCGAGCATCGGTGAAGATCAGGTCACCGGCGGCGGAAGCGGTGCCAGCGACCAGGGACCGGCTGAGCACATCGTTTGCGATCAGCATGCCCTTAGGCTTAAGGCCCATCCGTTGCGCGGTGGCATTGCTGACCTCGCGCTCGAAGGCGGCCTCTTCCTGGAAGGAGCGCTCGTTGGGGAAGAGCTGGGCGCGCATGCACTTCAGAAAGCTGAAGCTGCGGGCCTCTTTGTCGGTCAGGCCGATGTCAGCAGAAGCGCCGGCGATCGGTTGAGCAGCGGCCGGGGTGGCGGGCTGCTTGGCGCGCTTGCCGATGGCGGCGAGCACGTCCTTCATGGCTTCGGTTTCGGTGGCACCGCGTTCGATCAGGCCCTGGGCCAGGTCGTCGGCTTTGTGCTCACGGCAGAGGCCGGTGATGCTGGCGACGCGGGAACGCTCATCGGCCGCAGCCTGAGCCTTCACCGCCTCGATGTCGATGGTCGGTTCCATGGATTCGATCGGGGGTTGGGTTTGGTCTGCGGCCTGGGCCGCGGTGTCGCCGATTGCTCGGCCTTGGCCGACGGTGGCGTCGGCTGGGATGGAAACGGTCGAGACTTCCATCGGCGTGAACGCTGTGACCAGCGCCACGCCTTCGCGCGACTTGAGGTCAAGCGGCGCGTCGATGGAGTACATAAAGGAGACGTTGCGGATGATGCCCGCCTCCCAGTTCTGCCGGACCTTCCATTCGTCGGAGCCCTCGGACTTGGTGTTGGGGCTCCAACGAGTGCGGACCATGCCGCGCCCGTCACCGCCCTGCCAAGCCTTCTCGACTCCGCCGAGAACCACATCGGGGTTGTGGTTCCAGAGCCATGGCGCCGCCCCTGAATTGAGGCGGGCCATGTTCATCGCGCCAGGGTCATGGCTGAGAACTTCCATCCCGAAGTAGCGCTCGACTGGCTCCTCTGACGAAAAGCTGAACTCGACTACCTCGGGGTCGTCCTCCGCGCGGCACCAGCTCGCCACCACCGCATTGCGGTAGAGCGGCTTGCCGTCGTGGTCGCGTTGTTCCATTGGCGCGGCGTTTCCTGCGCTCAGGCTAGGAACTCTGATCTCGTCGATCATGTTGAAGCGTCTTCGAGGTCGTCTTCGAGGTCGTCGTCGGGGTCTGGCTCGCTGGACTCGGCAGCTGTGTCGTCTGGCGCGTAGGCGTCCTGGGGGATGATCGAACCGGGCGGCCGAGCCTGCGTCAAGCCGGCGTCGCTCACCTTGCCGGGATCAATGTCCAGCGTCAGGCCCAGCTCCTGGGCCATCTGCCGCTCTGCAGCCAGGTCGCGCATCAGCTCCGCCAAGTCGCCACCCTGCTCGGCCACCACCTGGGCCTGCGTCATAAACCCAGCGCGAACGGCGGCTTTGTAGCTGTCGATCTCCACCTTGGGATCCAGGAACCCCCAGGCCCTTGGATACCAACGCACGTCCTGGTATTCGTTGCGCATGGAGTCGTAGCCAGGCAGTTGCAGCGCGCCTGCCTTGACCGCTGCGTCCATCCACCGCTGGAAGATGGGTCGATAGAAGTGCTCGATCGCGTACTGCTGCTCACCCTTCCACATCTCAATGGAATCTTGTCGGCTCATCCGGTTGGAGCTGTAGTTGCTCTGGCTGTAGTCGTTGCTCACTTGCTCAAAGCTGCAGCCGGTTGACGCCGACACGCTGCGCAGCATGGCTCGCAGAAAGGGCTCAAACTGCCCATCCGGCGCGTCAAGCTGGGGGACGCTCACCGACTCCCCAGGCGCCAGGTACTTGAACGTGCCTGGCTCGAAGTTGCTCACCCGTTCGCCTTCCTCCACGTCATCGCCGATCAGCTCGCCCTCTGGGCTGGTGATGAACCCCATCAGGCTGGACGCTGCTCGAGCGCGCACGACCTCGGCCTCTTGGTATCCAGCCAGGTGATGCAGGCTTTTGATTGCAGCGGCAAACCAGGGAACGGATCTCGTCTGACCCGGCCTCTCGATGCGGCGAAGATGAATGACCTCATTGGCCGGCACATCGGTAGTGGCGTACCCGACGGCGCCCGAAACATCACCAGGGTGGCGGGTGCGGAAGCGGTAGGCGGTGGGCCGCCCCCAGCGGTTGACCTGCACGCCCATGCGCCATTCGATGCCGTTGGCATCAGGGCCGACGGAGTGCGTCTCGTCGCAGAGATCAGCCTCGAGGATCTCCAGCGCCAATTCAACGGGGCCGGCGCCCATGGCCTGCGGAACCAACCTGATGAACACTTCGCCAGATTCAGCGATGGCGCGCCATGCCAAGCGAGCGATCTCTTGAAGGCTGAGCTGGCCAGCCGCGTGGCATGTGTCGGCGTGGCACCACGTTGCCCACGCCCTTTCGATTGCGTCGCTGATCGCGGTGTTGACCTGCCCGCCTTGCTGCGTTGGCGCCTGAGCCTGCATCCGAACACCAGTGCCGATCACATTGGACACAATGCAGCGAAGCGCCTGCTGCGCGTAGCCGTTATCTCGAATCAGCTGCCGTGAGCGATTGCGCAGCCGCACCAGGCTGCCATCGATTTCGGCATCGGCGCTGGTGGAGCTCGTCACCCAGTCAGCCGTGAGGCGCGACACCAGGGCGCCTTCGTAGGCGCGCCGGCCGCGGCGAGGGGCGGCCGGGGTCTGCTGCTGGGACTGCTTGGCCTTGCGCTTGCTCATCGCCCGAACCTCACATAGAGCGAACGCGGATCACCCAGGCCGGCGGCCACCTTCTCGGCGGCTTTCTCGCGGGCCACGATTGCTTTGAGCTGCGACTCGCGCTGCATCAGCTGGCCCAGGTCGGCAGCATCGAACCGCCTGCTGCCGATCGTGTAGCTCTTGAATCCCTTGGTGACGATGGCGCGGATCGCGGCGCGCACCTCGTCGAGCTCCACTTCGGCCTGGCTGCGGCCATCGAACGCACCGGGGCTGCCGGCATAGCTCAGGCTGGCCAGCACCTGGAAGCTGCCAGCACCCACGGTGATTACCGTGGCGCCGCTGGTGATTCGGCTCTGCCAGCTCCAGATGCCGGCATCGAAGGCGGCAGACGTGGTGGCACTGATCGCCATGTCCCAGCCGCCATCAACGCGGGCCGTGCCGGTGACCGTGGCGCCTTCGCTGGCGGTGTTGAAGCGCAGGAAGGTGGTGAACGTCCAGGCCGCTGAGGTGGCGGCGTTGCCGTCGAGGTCGAGCGCAGCCGGCTCCACCCATGCCACCGTGTCGCCGGCGCGGATTGTCGCAGGGACTGTCATAGCCTCAGGCTAGGAAGCCTGATCTACCAGCCCGACACAAAACCACCCGGGCGGGTTGGTGTGCTCGGCCTGGCCTGGCGCTGCGGGGCGGCTGGCTTGGCCAGGCTGGCTTCGATCTGATCCCACATCGTCGCGCGGTTGTAGCGCCTGGCCACCAACTGCAGCGCGGCGTAGGCCATGCGGGTGCAGTCGCCGGCTTCGTCGCGGGAGCCAGCAGGCAGCGCCCAGCTGTAGGTGGTCTGGCCCTTGTCGCGCCGCGGCATCCTCTTCCAGGGGAACAGCTCGGCCAGGAATTGATCGGTGCTGGCCATGCCGAAATGCA